CTTCCACGAATTTAGACGAGAAAGTTTTGCCAGCACTCTTAAAGATGCTGTAAGCTCAGTATTTGGCTGGGACAGAACCATGCTTGAAGGTCGTACAAAAGAAGCACGTGAGTGGCGAGAAGAGGTAGACCCGTGGTGGGCAGAAAGACTAGCAATGCCTACCTTAACCCCACGATGGGTTTTACAGTATTGGGGCACAGAAGTAGGTCGTAGAAGTTTTCATGATAACATATGGATTGCTAGTTTAGAAAACAAACTACGTACCAGCAAAGACAGTATCGTAGTCAGTGATTGTCGCTTTCCTAACGAAATAGATAGTATTAAAAATCTAGGTGGAAAAATAATCTGGGTTCAACGAGGTGAATTACCTAGCTGGTATAATACAGCATTAGAAGCTAATCGAGGATCTAATATTGCTCTTAATGATCTTAAGGTAGCAAAAATACATGCTAGTGAATGGTCTTGGATAGGGCACGAGTTTGATGCTATCTTAGACAATAACGGAACTATTGACGAATTATATCAGCAGATTAAAAATCTGCTATAAGATCGCCTTGCTTCCAAGCAATACCTTCCTTGCCCAATACTTGACAACAGTTTGAACACACAGTTTTTAGATTAGTAAATCTACAGTTATCTAAATTTCCATCTACGTGAAATACTCTAAAAACTTCTTTGTGTGGACTCTTAAATCCGCATTTGTCACACTGTAATTTTATCTTATAGCCAGCACGAATCCATCTAGGTATACCATGATACACCCCATGAGCAAGGCAGATCTCACATAGGCTACGATAATAGGTTCTATTGCCTTTTTTATAGTTTATCGCACGGGGTCTTAAACTGCATTTACATAATGGTCGCATAAGGTATTTACACCTTTTCAACCCCTTTATCAAAGAGTTGTTTTTTTAAGCATTACGATAAATACTTTTAGAAAGACTTTATCACCAGGAGAACAGCGAATGGCAACACTACAATCGCCCGGCGTAGAAGTAACGGTAATAGATGAGAGTTTTTATACACCAGCTGAACCTGGTACAACTCCACTTATTGTTATAGCTACAGGACAAGACAAAACAAATGCATCAAACACAGGTATTGCTGCATCAACTACTAAAGCAAATGCTGGCAAAGCATTTAAGGTTACTAGTCAAAGAGACTTAGTAGATCTTTTTGGAGTGCCATTTTTTGAGAAGACAGCTTCATCAAGCCCAATACACGGTTCAGAAAGAAACGAGTATGGTCTTTTAGCAGCTTACAGTTTGCTCGGAGTTAGCAACGCAGCGTTTATCGTGCGTGCTGATGTAGATTTAACAGAATTAACAGCTTCATCAACCGCTCCGGGAGCATTACCAGATAATGGTGATTGGTGGGTAGACGCAGCAGCAACATCTTGGGGTATCCAAGAATGGAATGGTGCTAGTGCAGATACAGTTGGTGGCCAAAAATTTACAAATAAAACTCCAATAGTTTTAACAGATGATGACTCTACAAAGATCACATCGGGTGTGCCAAAAACATCAGTTGGTGTTGAAGGCGATTATGCCGTTGTATTTGAAACAGGTAGTGTTTCTAAAGAATTAGCAAAATTCTATTACAAACAAGCTAAAATTACAGGTAGTGCTAATCTTACAGGTGCTTGGGTACTATTAGGTAGTACAGATTGGACTGGTAGTCATCCAACAGTTTACTCAACAAGAACTCCTGCATTATACTCAACCGCACAAACATATTTGATCAATGGTGTATCAGTTAGCGGTTCAGGTTCAGGAACAGCAATTTTAACATCATTAGTAGCAGATATTAATCTTAAATTAGCATCACCTGCTGTTTCACCAGCTGATCCAGGTACAGGTATTTTTGCTGAAGTTATTAATGGCAAGATATACATTTATACCAAGGGTGTAGACGAAGGCGATTCAACACTTTCAGAAGCTGTTGTACTAGCAAACGGAACAGGTAATTGGGCAAATCTAGGTGTTAACTTAGGCACTAATTACACAGCCACTTCAGCAACATTTTATGGTCCAAGATTACAACAAAGCCCACATACACAGATTCCAGCATTTAAATCAAGTGATTCTGCATCTCGCCCAACAGGCAGTGTGTGGATTAAAACAACAGAACCAAACAACGGGTCACGTTGGAGTATCAAACAATGGAATTCTGCTTCAGAAACTTGGACAACAGTAACAGCTCCATTATATTCAAGCATTTATTCAGCTGAATATTATCTAGATCGTTCAGGTGGTGGTGCAAATATTAATGTTGGCGCATTATTTGTACAAACAAACGCTGAAGAATACAGTGGTGATAGAGAAGATCCAGGCTCAGCTACTTTCCGTGTTTGGAGAAGAGCAGTCAAAGGTGCTACAACAATCACTAATACAGCAACATCTGTTACAGCTGGTGTTCAAACATTTACAATTAGCGAATCACAAACAGGTGTTAATGGGCTAGAAACTGTAACAGTTTCAACATCTTCATTAACAGGCACAACTGGTTCAGTAGTTGCAGACTTAGAAGCTGTTGCAAAAGCAATCAATGATGCATCTTACAATGCACAATTGGGCAGTGGATTAAAATACGTTTCAGCATCTGTAGTTAACAGCGTGTTTACATTAACACACTCAACAGGCGGAACGATTAGAATCACAGACAGCACAGGTGGATTATTTGGTTCTATCTTTGGTACTACATACGATGTGTATGCTAAAACAGGAACAACAAATTGGTATGCTGCTCCAGCAGGTGCAGACTATGATTATTTTGTAACTAACTGGAAACCATTAGCTAACGAAGATCTTACTGTAAGCACAGATAGTCCATTAAACGAGCCAGCAGATGGCCAACTATGGTACAATGCTTCACCGGGTGAAGTTGACATCATGGTTCACAATGGTTCTACATGGGTAGGATTAACTGCTACAGGCAGTCCTTATTCAGGTACAGATGCAACTGGTCCAATTGTAAGTGCCACAGCACCAACAACACAAAGTGACGGTACTACAGCACTTGCAAATAACGATCTATGGGTTAGCACTGCTGACTTAGAAAATTATCCAACACTCTATCGCTACCAATTCAAAGGTGCAGACGAAGAAGGTTGGTATTTGATCGATAAAGCTGACCAAACAACAGAAGACGGTATTTTGTTTGCTGATGCACGATATGGATTAAGTGGTGTAACTGGTAACACAGCGGCAAGTATAGCTGACTTATTAGACAGCAACTATCTAGATCCAGATGCCCCAGATCCAGACCTATATCCAAAAGGTATGTTATTATGGAATCTACGTCGTAGCAGCGGTAACGTTAAAAAATATCGTAATAACTATATCGATACCACAACTGAAAACGCAAGATATGATATTAACAGATCACCAAGCGGTTTAGGTTGGATAGCTGGTGAATCAATGAGTACATACGCTACTGATCGTTGGGTAACAGCAAGTCCAAATAACGAAGACGGATCAGGATCATTCTTACGTAAAGCACAACGAGCAGTTGTTGTTGCTGCTATGAAGAGTGCGGTTGATACTAGCCAAGAAATCCGTGATGAAGAACGTCGTAACTTTAACTTAATTGCTGCTCCTGGATATCCAGAATTGTTCAGCAACTTAGTTAACTTAAACATTGATCGTGGTATTACAGCGTTCGTAGTTGGTGACACACCATTACGTTTAGCTAGCGATGCTACAACATTAACTAACTGGGGTACTAATGCTGCCTTAGTAACAGATAATGGTGATCAAGGTATTGTAACTTACGATGAATATTCAGCAGTATTCTATCCAAATGGTTTCACAACAGATCTAGGTGGTACTACTGCTGTTGTTCCAGCATCACATATGATGTTGAAAACAATCGCACTAAGCGATAATGCTACATATCCATGGTTTGCACCAGCAGGTACAAGACGTGGTGGTATTACTAACGCAACATCAGTTGGTTATATCCAAGCATCAACAGGTGAGTTCCAAACAGTTTCACTTAACGAAGGTCAACGTGATACATTATACAACTTAAAAGTTAATCCAATTACATTCTTTAATGGAGTTGGTTTAGTTAACTACGGTCAAAAAACTCGTGCAAGAAATGCAAGTGCATTAGATCGTATTAACGTAGCTCGTTTAGTTGTTTACTTACGTAGTCAACTTAATAAACTTGCTCGTCCATATATCTTTGAACCAAATGACAAGATTACACGTGACGAAATTAAACAAGCAGTTGAAAGTTTATTACTTGAACTTGTAGGTTTAAGAGCACTTTATGACTTTGCAGTTGTTTGTGATGATTCTAACAACACATCAGCAAGAATTGACCGAAATGAATTATGGGTTGATATTGCGATTGAACCAGTAAAAGCAGTTGAGTTCATTTACATTCCATTGCGTGTCAGAAATACAGGAGAAATTTAAAAATGCCAATTACCTCATTAAATAACTTTACAGTACCAACCAACGGCACTGCGACAACGCAAGTGCTGTTGATGCCAAAGTTAAAATATCGCTTTAGAGTTACTCTACTAGGGTTTGGCGTAGCCGCAGCAACTGAGCTAACAAAACAAGTAGCAGATGTTACTAGACCAAAGGTATCTTTTGAAGAAATGACACTTGATGTGTACAACTCAAAAGTATATCTAGCAGGTAAGTATACATTCGAAACACTAACATTAACACTACGTGATGATGCTAGTGGCGAAGTACAAAAACTTGTTGGTCAACAGATCCAGAAACAATTCGATTTCATGGAACAAGCGTCAGCACGTTCAGGTATCGATTACAAGTTTACAACACGTATCGAAGTACTAGACGGTGGTAATGCTAACCTAGCACCAAGAGTTCTTGAAACATTTAACTGTTATGGTTGCTTTGTACAGAACGCTGACTACGGTGAGTTGAATTATGCAACTAATGAACCAGCAACTGTAGCACTCACAATCCGTTTCGACAATATGGAACAATGGGGTGCAGAGAAAAATACTACCAGCTTAGAAGGTGGTATTGGAGCAGCAGTTGGTCGTCAAGTATCTACTCAAGCAGTAACAGGCGCATTAGGCACACAAGGCTAATCCGCAAATTATTACAGAACAAGCCTGATTTATTCGGGCTTTTTTTGTGACATAAATATTGTATGGCCAATAAATTCACTCGCTTTCTAAATGGATTCACCACAGGATTAACTAATCCTAAGGGGATAGTATCTAACTGGCAACATGCTACTCGCTTGTTTATCGACAATACCTATCGGTTATCTCCAAGATCTAAATTCTTATTTTATGCAAAATTTGAAATAGATCCAACAGCACATAAAGCACCGTCGTTTACAGCTAAACATAGCAACGAAGTTGGACTCTTGGTAAAATCTGCCGATTTACCAAAATTCACTTTTGATTCTGTTGTTAAAAATCAATACAATAGAAAGAAAATAATTTACAAGCAGATTAATTACGATCCTGTGAATATCACAATGCACGATGATAGCCAGGGTATTATCAATGCTATGTGGGCGGTCTATTATGGATATTATGTAGCAGATAGACACTTACCAACATCTGCCTATAACGCTAATCATTTACGTCCTACCAAAACTCCATTGGACAATTTCCGATATGGTATGGACAATAATATATCTGTTCCTTTCTTTAAATCTATCAGTATCTATACTATGAGTCGCAGAAGATTCTTAGGTTATACATTAGTCAACCCAAGAATTAAATCTTGGAGTCATGGAAATGTTTCATATGCTGAAGGCGATACTCTTGAAAGTCAAATGACATTAGAATATGAAGCTGTGAAATATTCTGCGGGCAACGTTACTATTAATAATCCTAAAGGTTTCGCTACATTACATTATGATCTAGTACCAAGTCCATTAAGTGTAGCAGGTGGTGGTACAGCAACATTACTAGGGCCGGGTGGTGTATTAGAAGGTCTAGAAAGTATATTTGGTGATGTGTCTGGTGGAACAACATTTGATAGTTTTGGTGGATTCTTAGGCACAGCCATTAAAACTGTAAACACCTATAAGAATCTCAAAGATTTAAACAAGGCAGATCTAAAAGCAGAAGCAATTAATATATTGAGCAATCCCCAAGCTATTTCTACCGGCGTATCAACTGTGGGCGGAATCGTTGGAGCGGTATTCCCTAAGAGCACAGACAATACACAGATAACAACAGCAACACAGAAAAATCTAACACAATAATATGGCAAATAATTTACCTATAACTAAAATACAAGATAGTGCCGCTGGTACTAAACTATTCTTTGATACCTATGGAAAAACTCCTTTAGAATTTGCTGCCAACGATGTTGACACATCTATAGCATTTTTTACATCTAAGGGGTTTGATGAAGATGCTGCATTAGTAGTGGCTACCGTTCTGCTAAAACAGGCGAAGATTGACGGTACTCCTGTTTTTAAAATATTAGACACTCTCAAATCGTTAAATGGTATCGAGCTAAGCCAGGTAGTTGGTGAAGTGTTAAACAACAACAGGGTTCCAACGTCAGCACTTGGTTTTAGAACCGAGGATGTCAAACCAAATCAAACTAGAAATGTATCAGCGTAATGGCTAAGTTTGCACAGGGCCGTTTTGAAATGAAAAACCCTGCTAAGTATGTAGGAAAAAAAACACCATTGGCCCGTAGCAGTTGGGAGTTTGTATTCATGCGTATGTTAGATGAACACGAAGGGGTACAGAATTGGGCCAGTGAAAGTATACAGATACCATATAGAGATCCGTTAACTGGTAAACAAACTATATACGTTCCTGATTTTTTTGTAGTATACGTTGATAAAAACAAAAAGAAACATGCAGAAGTAGTTGAAGTTAAGCCAAGCAATCACACACTGTTAGAAAAGGTTGGAAAGAGTCGTTACAATCAAGAACAGTATGTTAAAAATATGGCTAAATGGGAAGCTGCTAACAGGTGGTGTAAGCAACAGGGAGTCAGATTCCGTGTAGTTAGTGAAGATGAAATTTTCCACCAAGGTGGCAAACGGAAATAAGTATAGTATGACGAAAAAATTAGAAGATCTGTTCAATTTAGAAACTTCAGCACCAACTAGTGCAGAACCTGCTCCTGCTGTAAATGAAGCTCCAGTTGTAGAGCCGCCTACCCACGAAGCAGTTGACAATATTGAAAAAACCACCAGAGAAATACAACGTATTACCAATACGTTACCTCAAATACAAGAACTAAATGACCTCGATGATAAAGAACTTGATCATCTAGCAGACAAGGCAGAAAAAGCCTATGATGACCTAATGGATCTTGGAATGAATGTTGAAGTTCGATATTCTGGACGAATTTTTGAAGTAGCATCAAGCATGCTAGGCAATGCTATTACAGCTAAAACTGCTAAACTAGATAAAAAACTTAAATCAGTAGATCTACAGCTTAAGAAACTTAAAATGGATAAAGATTCGCCTGAGGATCCAAATGATATTGTAAATGGTACTGGTTATGTAATTACAGATCGCAACGAACTACTTAAGAAATTGGGTCAAAAGGACTAAATATTATACTATGAAGACATTTAAAGAATACCTTACAGAAAGCAAAAAAGTCTATAACTTTAAGATCAAAGTTGCTGGTGATTTACCGGAAAATTTTGAGAAAAATCTAAAAGAAAAATTAGATCGTTGCAAAGTTGCTACATTTCAAAAAGTAACTGAAACTCCGATTCAAGCACTACCTTTAGATTTTCCAGATCATCCAAACATGCTAGTTACTATTTGGGAAGTAATATGTGAATATCCAATTACTGCTCCTGAGATTGTTAATGATATTAGAGAGACAGGTCTTCCAGAATCATGCTTCCGTGTTCGCGGCGCTAATGAGCCCAGTGAACAAGAACAAATTTTAGCACAAGTTGAACCAAGCGGTGAATCTATATTAAACGATGTTCAACTTAAAGATGCTCCAAAAGTTAATCATAAAGATTATTTTGGTGATGACTTCAACAAGGGCTTCTTAAAAGATTTAGCGAAGGCAGCTAAAGAGCGAGTAAAAGATGGTGGGCAGGTTGAATATAAACTGCCTAAGGCGAAACAAGATAAAGCAGGTGCAAAAAGCGCCATAGGGAGTTAATATGAATTTTCAAGAATTATTATCTAAAATGGTGGAACTAGATCAACCGGTTCCCGAAGCAACTATTCAACAAGCAGCAACAGTTTTAGATGAACCAGCGCAAGAAGGCAATGAATTCAGTGGCGCATTGGCTAAAGCTAAAGAAGCTGGGCAGGACAAATTTGAAGTTGATGGCAAACAGTACCAAGTCAAAGAAGATGGTACCGTAGAAGAATGTCCATCAGATATGTCGCCACCAAGTCCAGAAGGACACGATGACGGCCCAAAACCAACAGTGAGCATTAACTTAAATGCTCAAGGAATTGACGACATTGCAGAATTAATGAATTTAATGACTAAAGTTAATCCAGATATGATTAACCAAAAAGAACCAGAGTCAATGCCAAGTATCGATATTATTCCATCGGGTGCAATGTCAAACGATCGTCCTGAACTTCCACCATTAAAAATGTTGCCAGACTTTGATGCAGACAACGATAACAAACCAGGTGGTGATATGGATAGTAGCCCTATGCAAAAAGCAATGGGTGACGTTGACGGCGATGGAGATCATGACATGGATGACCATGACGCTGAAGAAAAACCAAAAGAAAAAGAAGAAGCATACGCTAATGAACCAGACGAAGAAACAAAAAGCGTCGACTATATGAATAATAAATTAGCAGGCGGAATGAACAAACCAAAACAAATGGTTAAACATAGCTACAAACAAGGTGACAACCCTATGGCAATGCCAGAAGGTGACTTACGTGCATCGATCCGCGCAGAGTTATTACAAAGATTAGCAGAAGCTAAAGGAGCAAAATAATGGCATCAGGATTTCAACAAAACGAAAATCAACTAACCCCCGGTTTATATCGTGTGGTAATTGATCTTACATCAAGTTATTCCAGCACAGCAGCTGATACAGATGCAGGCAGTGTAGAAACCAGAGATTCTAATGCGTTCGCTACATTGCCTACTACGCTGGCTAACGGTCAACGCAGAGCCAGAGGCAATCTACGCTGGCAAGGTATTATAGAAGCACTAGGCATAGGAGGAGATTTTAGAATCTTAGATATAGAAGAACTAGAATCAGACGCAAGTGTATTAGACGTCGCCGATGATGTAACAACCAATCTTAAATTCACAGTCCAATATGATAGAGATGCATTTGTGTTGGGAGCTGTACAGAATTTCCTCATAAAAGAAGGCAGAACCACAGGTGGTGTTGCTAAAAATTCAGATCACGAAACACTAGGCAGTGCTACTACTTGCAGCACAACTGCGTTGGCTATTGAAGAATTAGTAGTGCGCGGTATTACCAAAGGCTATCAAGATTATGTGACCAATGTTAGCACAGCGGTAGGCTCCGGTGACATATTCAAAAGAAGTTACAGAGTGTATGACGGCTTTTCAGACGCTGAAACACAAGAAGTGTTGACAGTGAAAGCTCCTGTTACACCAAAAGTAGCCCATACAGATGTCACAGTTACCAATATTGACGGTACTACTTTGCCAACAACATAATAGAATTACAAATCCAAATAGGCTCTCCGGAGCCTATTTTTTTCAGTAAATAACAGTATGGCAAAAAGTCTCGACGGTAATTTAATTAAAAAAGCTCATCAACCTCAAAAATACACACTTGAGGAGATCAAGCATCTAGAAGCCTGTATGGACCCGGTTACAGGTCCATTATACTTCTGTAAAAACTTCTTAAAGATACAACATCCTGTTCGCGGAGCAATTAAGTTTGAACCGTACGAATACCAAGAAAGATTATTATTAGCGTATCACGATCACAAACAAACAGTAGCTATGTTGCCACGCCAGATGGGCAAGACTACCTGTGCTACAGGCTATTTGCTTTGGTATACCATGTTTGTGCCAGAATCGCAGGTACTAATCGCTGCTCACAAATACGAAGGTGCGCAGGACATTATGAATCGTTACCGTTTTGGGTACGAAAACATTCCCGACTTTATCCGTGCAGGAGTTTATACATATAATAGAAACAGTATAGAATATGATAACGGATCTCGTATACAAGCAACCACTACAACAGAAAATACAGGTCGTGGTAAATCTCTTTCATTGATCTACTGTGATGAGTTCGCATTCGTGCAGCCACCAGAGAAAGCCAAAGAGTTTTGGACTGCATTGAGTCCAACACTATCAACCGGCGGTAAATGTATTATTACATCAACACCAAATAGCGATGAAGATCAGTTTGCAATGATCTGGACTGAGGCTAACAAACGCTTTGACGAATTTGGTAACGAACAAGAGGAAGGCGTAAATGGATTCTTCCCATATTTCGCTCATTGGAACGAACATCCAGATCGTGACGAGAAATGGGCACAGGTAGAGCGCAGTAAGATTGGTGAAGAAAGATTCCGTCGTGAGTTTGATTGCGAATTCTTAATCTTCGATGAAACATTAATCAATTCTGTTCGTCTTGCTGAAATGGGAGGGGTTGACCCTATCATGTCCATGGGGCAAACACGTTGGTATAAAGACATCGATCCTAGATGCACATATCTGGTAGCACTTGACCCTAGCTTAGGTACTGGTGGTGACTATGGTGCTATTCAAGTATATGAAATGCCTAGTATGGATCAAGTTGCAGAATGGCATCATAATCTAACTCCAATACAAAGTCAAGTTAAAGTATTACGTGAAATTTGCAAATATATTAACGATCGCGGCCAAGAAAAAGGCGGAGCTCCTCAGATTTACTACAGTGTTGAAAATAACACATTAGGTGAGGCAGCACTGATAGTTATTAGTGATATTGGCGAGGAGAATTTTCACGGATTATTCTTAAGTGAGCCTATTAGAAGAGGTCATATTCGCAAGTTCCGTAAAGGATTTAATACAACACATCGTAGTAAAATCACAACATGTAGCCAATTAAAAAATCTCTTAGAAACGCAAAAGATGAAAATTAGCAGTAAACCGTTGATGTCAGAGCTCAAAACGTTTGTTGCGCACGGAGTAGGTTTTGGTGCAAAAACAGGTGAACACGACGACTTAGTAAGTGCAACGCTATTGATCATACGCATGGCAGATGTGTTAGCAGATTGGGATCCTAAGATCTATGAAAAAATGACAGAAAAAATAACCGAAGATCAGATGCCTATGCCTATCTTCATCAGTACAGGGTTTTGATAAATATACTTATGGACGAAAGAAACAATATAGCAACAGATTTATTCTACAAGATACGTAGCAGATTTTCTGGCCTTAAATTAGGCGCAGAAACTGGCGAAATCACCATTAATCCCGAAGAAGCTCGCTTCTTTGATTTTGACTATATGGAGGGTGAACAACCAATTGGGCATGTTAGTATTAGTCTAGCAGAACATAACAGTATGAAAGTTTACTTTAGCCACGGTATTACAGAGTCAATGGATGATAGTCAAAAGAATAATTGGTATGGATTTTTAAAAGAATTACGTATGTTTGCCAAACGTAGATTATTGAATTTTGACACTAGAGATATCGCTAAAGATAATCTAGACAAGAGAGATTATGCTTTCCTAAGTCAATATTCACAGCCAAAACCAACAACGAACACAGCAGTACAAACCCCCGTCGGAGAAAGTATTATGAGTGAAAGCGCGATGTACGGTACAAAAACCGTAAGCTATCAAAAATTAGAAAACACTAGAATGATTATTAAACATAGTCAAGCAGTTATGGATGATGCTGCTCCTGGTGCTAGAAGTCGTAACATTTCGGGATTGTTTATCGAAAATGCAGACGGAGAAAGATTTAAATACCCATTCATTCATTTAGCTGGTGCTCGTGCTATGCAACGTCACGTGGCTAATGGCGGTAAACCTTACGATCAGATCGGAGAATCAATTATCCGTATGAGCGAAGAAATTGCTCAACTCAAGAGCTTTGGCAATTATGTTGTTCGCAATGATCTTATGAATTCCGACACAAATAATATCGTTGCACGTTCTACACAACAATTAGATAGCTTACGTGAAACAATTAAAGCATTATCAAAACAAAGTCATTACGAAAATTATAGAGAATCATTCCAGGCTTTTGATTCAGGCGAAGTTCCGCAAGACGTAGTAGAAGAGTTTAAAGAAAAATTTACAGTTAAAAACTTTAAAGAAGACATCGCAAGCGTGTTCCCAGTTCTCTATAGATTGATGAAAGAATCTGACACCATCAACTATGATGATATCGTTGCTATGACAGCAGATACTTCCGAAGAATTGGCAAATGAAGATGTAGAGTTAGATACTTCTAGTGATCCATTCTCAGCATTTGAAGAATGGGCTATGAATTTAGGCGAAGTTAGTTCTATTGAAAGCTCAGATCCAGAAGAACAGCAGGCCGCAGTAAAGCAATTACAAGAATTAGTAGGCCAACATTTTCCAGCTGGGGTAGATGGCTCCAATGCGATAGAAAGTCTTAAGGGTATCATAGAAGACCCTCAACTAGAACAAACCATCAAGGCACAAGCTAAACAAGACCCAAACACAGATGCACGTGCAATGGTTAAAGCATGGGTTGAAAATAATGCTCCCGAAACTTTAGAAAATTTAGACTTTGGTGATTATGTTGAAGAACCAGCAGAAGCATTTGATGACAAGAGTGAGATTCCTGCATACAAACGCAAAGCATCTGGAGATTCAGATTGGAAAGTATCACATGACGATCTTGAAAAAGAAAGAACAAAAAATCTAAGCCATCCAGAGAAGGTAGCTAAAGCTCGTGGAGAAACCGATGAGGCAACAGACACAGTAGAAAAAGATGCAGAAGGCAAAGTTAAATCTTGGTCACACGAAGGTGATTGGGAAAAGTCACAAGGTAAAGATCCGCGTGGTAAAGTAACACACTCTAGTGATGTTGCTCAACGAAAAACAGCAGCAATGGCTAAAAATGTTCCTATTAAAGAATTAGCTGAATTTATTATATCATTTTATGATAAAGAATCTGGTACATTCCCTAAAGGACCAGAAGGCATAGCACTAATGGTCGGCAAGAAATTTGGTGAAGATGCTGAAATGGTAGCACGTAAAATGGTAGAAAGATTAGCTCCACAACAATCAACAGAACAAAATCCAGAATTACAAGAACTACTAAGAATCAAAGAATTATCAGGCCTTTAATATTCTACGGTTAAAGAAGTGAAGAACCCGCTACGGCGGGTTTTGTTTTGGCTAAATTTATTTTTAAAATATCATTGACAATGATAAATAAAAAGCGCATACTTAATACTATGCGTAAAAGGCATATTTTATTATTAAAGGCTAATTATTAGGAGGCTTACAATGGCAACTTTAGCAGAAATTCGTGCAAAACTTCAAGAAGCACAATCAAAATCCACAGGACAATCTACTGGCGGTGGAGACAACGCAATTTACCCACATTGGAACATGCAGGAAGGCAAAGAAGCTGTAGTACGTTTCTTACCAGATGGCAATGCAAACAATACATTCTTTTGGGTAGAACGTGCAATGATCAAACTACCATTTGCTGGTATCAAAGGTGAAACAGATTCAAGACAAGTTCAAGTTCAAGTACCTTGTGTTGAGATGTACAATGATGGTTCAGTATGTCCAATTTTATCAGAAGTACGTGGATGGTTTAAAGACAAGAATTTAGAAGAAATGGGTCGTAAGTATTGGAAGAAAAGAAGTTATATTTTCCAAGGCTTTGTAGTAGAAGATCCACTGGGTGAAAAAGAAACTCCAGAAAATCCAATTAGACGTTTTATTATCGGACCTCAAATCTATCAAATTATCCGTTCAGCATTGATGGATCCAGAATTAGAAGAAAGCCCAACAGATACATTGCGTGGTTTAGACTTCCGTATTGCCAAGACATCAAAAGGTGGCTTTGCTGATTATTCAACAAGTAAATGGTCACGTCGTGAACGTGCTATGAGCGACACTGAACAAGCGGCACTTACAACTAATGGTTTGTACAATTTGTCAGACTTTCTTCCTAAGAAACCAACAGATGTTGAATTAAAGGTTATCAAAGAAATGTTTGAAGCATCAGTTGACGGCGAACCGTATGATCCAGATCGTTGGAGTCAATATTTCCGTCCAGCAGGATTAAGCCAACAAACTGGTGATCCAAACAGACCAGCAGCAGTGGCAGCAGTAGCAATAGCGCCTGCGGCTAGTGATGACTTTGATAGTGAACCAGCGGCGGCTCCTGCTACACAAGCAGCACCAGCGGCGGCAGCAAGTGCAGATGGCGCAAGTAAAGCGCAAGACATTCTTGCTATGATTCGCAATCGTCAAAAATAATAATAATGAGACAAGGGTGCGAGGAAACTCGCACTCTATTCTAAAGGTACAACTATGACTAAAGCATTTGATATTTCTAAATTTAGAAAGTCAATTACTAAATCGATCGAAGGGCTTAGTATTGGCTTCAATGATCCTACTGATTGGGTGAGCACAGGCAACTATGCTCTAAACTATCTAATTAGTGGTGATTTTAATAAAGGTATTCCACTTGGCAAGGTAACAGTATTCGCCGGCGAATCTGGTGCAGGCAAATCGTTTATTTGTTCAGGCAACCTAGTTAAGAACGCACAAGCACAAGGCATTTATCCTATCTTAATTGATACAGAAAATGCACTTGACGAAAAATGGTTAGAAGCATTGGGAGTTGATACAAGTCCAGACAAGTTATTAAAACTTAACATGGCAATGATTGACGATGTGGCAAAAACCATTGTTGAATTCATTGCAGAATACAAAACAATGGATGAAACAGATCGTCCAAAAGTATTGTTTATTGTTGACAGCTTAGGTATGCTGTTAACGCCAACTGACGTTAATCAGTTCCAAGCAGGTGATATGAAAGGTGACATGGGTCGTAAGCCCAAGGCACTAACAGCACTTGTTCGTAACTGCGTTAACATGTTTGGAGCATATAACATTGGTATGGTATGTACCAATCACACATACGCAAGTCAAGATATGTTTGATCCAGATGATAAGATTAGTGGTGGGCAAGGATTTATCTATGCCAGCTCTATTGTTGTTGCTATGCGTAAACTCAAACTTAAAGAAGATGAAGATGGTAACAAGATCAGTGAGGTAAAAGGTATTCGTGCTGCCTGTAAAGTTATGAAAACACGCTATTCTAAACCGTTTGAAAGTGTACAGGTTAAGATTCCTTACGAAACAGGTATGAATCCTTACAGTGGTTGTACTGATCTGTTTGAAGCCAAAGGTATGCTCAAGAAAGAAGGTAACAGTCTTGTTTATACAGTACATTCTACTGGTGAAGTTATTAAACAATTCCGTAAAGCGTGGGAACGTAATGAGGAAGGTAGTCTAGATAAAATTATCAATGACATTTCAAATCATGGCGAAATTCTTCAATCAGAGATAACTAATAATACAGTTGAACCTGAAACGGAGAGCGTAGAATGAAAGACGATTTAATTGCCGATCTTTGGCATGTGATAATTGAACACATTCCAGAAAAACACAGACAAGATGTAGCTTCAGATTTTGTTAATACTTTATTAGATCATGGTATTAAAGAATCAGTACTTGAAGAACTTATCGGTGTTGATCCACATCTAGATGAAGCTATCGAATATTCAATCGATGGCGAAGAAATTGAAGATAGCTACGAAGATGAGTAATAATGAACTGGTACGATAAAGTTTCAAAAGATATTAGTGTTATACCTAATGCCGTGGCGTATTATGAAGTAGAATTACAATCTGCCAAATATGATACTAATATTTCAGGTAATATTGAAAGAGCGGCTGCTAATATGCCTGGTATCGTGGAAAATAGATTCAATCAACTTCAAGAAATCGAAGCAATATTAGAGTATCTCAACATCGAGCTTCGCAGACTTAAAAGTCAACATTTCCGCAAATATCTTGAAAGTTATCAAAGAGCATTAAGTTCTAGAGACTGTGAGAAATTTGTAGAAGGCGAAGCCGATGTTGTTGATTTCGAAAAAATTATCAATGATTTTGCTCTATTACGTAATAAATGGCTAGGCATTATCAAAGCCTTAGATGTCAAACAATGGCAATTATCCAATGTTATTAAATTAAGAACTGCGGGTATGGAAGACGCCACTCTTTAAATTAATCATTATATGTGCAGATAAATATCTGCATGAAAACAATAGTATTAGTCACCGGTGGGTTTGATCCCATACATTCTGGGCATATATCTTATATAAATGCTGCTAAAAAACTTGGCGATAAGCTGGTAGTAGGAGTAAACTCCGATGATTGGCTACGTAGGAAAAAAGGCCAAGAATTTATGCCAAGCTCTGAGCGTATCAA